ACTTGTTGCATTGTCTAAGGTTGATGACGCTAAGGCGAAATCAACATCAAACAAATACTTTCTTCATCTCTGCCTTTTATCAGAGGTTGATGTGGAAAACTGGCCTGCTCTTGCTACAAGCAAAAAGGCTACTATTTCCGCAAACATTCCATTCGTTCAGGCTGCAACCTCAAAGTGGGTTCGTCTTGACTGTAATGTTAAGGCCATGAACCCTAACTGCCAGCCTGGCGAGTCACCATACGGTGGCAAACTGACCCTCACTCCAGTTATTGACGGTATCACTGATGATACAATAGGCTGGATCCGCGAGAACCAGGGCAAGCAGTTCTTGGTTGTCTGGACTCGTTGTGCTGACGGTCAGAAATTCCTGGGCGGCTCTCCATGCTCAAATGGTATGACTCTTAAGTTTACCAATATCGGAGCACAGGATGGTGTAACTGGCATCGCTATCACATTTGAGGGTGAGGAGTGTTTCGAGCCATTCTATTTCTATGACGGCTCAGTTGCCAACCCTTATCCTGTCGTAGGCGGGGGCGAATAATTGAACCTTCGATTTTTTGTTCTGCATAAGGTGGCAGCAGCGGCAAGCGTTTCAGGCTTGTGGCTGCTGTTTTTTTTGTTTTAAATTTGTCCTTTTTTTATAACGAGAAAATTTGTATCTTTGCATCGTAATTAAAAATCAGTCAATTATGGATTGTAACCAGCGACACAAAGCAACAATCGAGTTGCTAAATGCAAGAAAGCCCAACGACAAGGGCGATTACTTCAATGAGGATGTTTTATTGTATAAACTCAAGCATCCAAGAAAGCCATTGGTTAAAGACATTGCGAGGGAATTGAGGAAACCTTCAGCGGCAAGGCAAGGTGTTCATTCAAGAGTTATTGCACAATTGATTGAAACTCCAGGAAAGAGTATGGAGGAAAACATCAAGGCAATAATTGAAAATAGGCAGACTCTTTCTTGTTCAGGAATGAATGCGCAAAAAATAACAGAGAGTGATGACCTGGAAAAGATTTCAAAGGCCGCTCAAAAAGAGGTTAAAGAAGGAAAAGAAAGAGACAAGGAGGGATTAAAATTTTTCAAGTTGCAGAAAGAGGCTGAATTTCCACATATCCCTTGGAAAATGATAGGCAGTGATGGCGTTGACCTTTGCATTGAACTGTACAATGCCAGAATTGCCACATTCAAGGCAATGCAGTCAATAGATCTTACAGCAACGCCAGAGAGGGCAGACGAAATGATTGAGTTGGATAAACTCAATAAGTCTGCCCATGATGAACTCATTGCCTATAATGGAACAGGAAAGTTTTTGTATATACATCCACTAACATTACTGCATAGGCAAAAGAAACAGATGTTGAGAGAGTTTGCCAAACTATACAAAGAGGATAGGGCTGAGTTTACTCATAAATATGGAGTGTGCGAGCAGAACATATCTCGTATCAAATCAAATCTAAAGCATGAAGGTTTAGATCCAAAGAAACGAGAGGCGTTGAAGGTCAATCTCGCAAGGGCTGAAATGAGAAAAGAGGTAATGGATAGTATAATGAAATATGGAGCAGAATGAAACCAGGTCCAGTATCAATGTTAGACAGGGTGAAACAACTGTCAACAGAAACCTTAGACAAATACTTAGAGACTCGTGATGCAAACGCGGCTGCTATTCCTGCTGAATTGGCCGAATATATTGATTGGATTAATATTGCGGCAAATTTCAGCCGAGATAATTTCGACAGAAGGAGTGTTGCAATACAGTTGCAGGAGCATATCGAGAAGGTTTTGGGTAAGCCAATGAGCATCAACAGAGCTCAAAGAATTGTTGATGATTCTATTGCCTTGTTGCATACAGATTGCCACATCACAGCCGTTGAGTGGAACGCTCTCTATGCTGACAGAATGGATCAGTTGGCAGAGTTGAATAAAAGCACAAACAACATGAGAGAGGCAAGGCGATGTACAGAATCTGCATTGAGGTATCATGTTGCAGCATCCGACAATTCTGTTGACCCTGCATTAACCGATTTCAAGCACCAATTGATTTCCCCTGATGTAAAGATGGAGCGCATGGGCGGTAGGGAATTGACAGCAGGTGAGATTAAGGGTATGCTTGAGCAATATGGGTTGACAGACAAAGAAGGCCAGCGTATATTGGATGAGGCTATGCTTGAACTTGGCATTGTTGAGGATGTTGAGTTTGAAGAGGTAAATGAGAAAGAATAATCTATAATTATCAGGCAATGAAAAAAAATATAAAACCAGAACTTTCCCCATTTGAGGAAACGCAAAAGGCATATTTTTTATTAAAATGCAAATTTGATAAGATTACGAAAGATGAGAAATGTATTGCTTCTTTGAAAGAAATAATTCAGCAAATTCAACTGCATTTTTCTGAAGTTTGCAATTTTCCAGGTATGGAAATTCCTCAAACCGTTTCTATATCCTTAAACAGATATTTATCTGACGATGTGATTGAGGCATTTATGGGTATTATCTTAAAAAAACAAGAGGACATTGCTACTACAAAAGAGCAAATTGCCCGTTCTAAAGTCACAGTGGATAATTGCCCATTCTAAAGTCACAGTAGATAATAGTCAATTTAATATTTTGTAATTATGAAAAAGGTCGTAAAACAAAACTCGCATAACGAAGTTGCGACAAAGATAAATCATATAAAACGACAAGTTAGTACTTTGGTTTATGAGGAAGGGAGAATAGAGTACTTAAATAAGATATATGATAAGTATCGAGATGTGTATTGTTTTCCTTCTGAACCTCGACCAATTGAACTTTCTTTAGATGATCATGAATTACATCAAATTGTAATTGCAATCAAACAAATAATAGACGGCAAAAAATCCGAAATAAAAGATATCGAAAAAGATTTACTCAACGATGGCAAAGGAAACACCGATACGAACAATCAAGGCCAATAGCATATTTCGCGAAAATTACTATTCAGTTATCCAGACCAAAGCAAAACTGCTCGATCCAACATTTCTTTGGTGTGAGTTGGGGCGTGGTTCTGGTAAGACTACTCATATCATGGGTCCGCGACTCGATAGGGTACAAAACGCCATGCCTGGATGTGTGATAATTCTTGCTGCTGCCACATACAAATCAATCCTGGATAATATTCTGCCAGGCTTGATGGAGTATTTTAATGCTAATTACAAGAAAGGTTATTATTTCGAGGTTGGTAAAAAACCTCCTGTCCATTTTGCAGAGTGCAAAACATTCATAGAGGATTGGAAACACACTATTTCATTTGTGAGTGGTTCGGTTGTGCAATTCGTATCATGCGACAGACCTGAGAGTGTCTTGGGTAAGAATGCAGCACATTTGTTTGCTGATGAGTTGGTAAGAATACCAGAAGATTTTTTCTATCATAACATCATGCCTGCTTTGCGTTCTGACAGGAGCCTATTTGGAGGCAGTCATTATTTTATGGGTATCACTGCAACCAGTTCAACGCCAAATATTGAATTTGAGGAAAGTTGGTGGCAAAAGATGAAAGATATCAAGGAGGATAAGAAAAAGCATGATGCAAGGGAGTTGATCATAATGAATCTGGCCGTTAAATTAGACCGTCATTTTGCTGCCATGAAGGATGCAGAAACGAGGTTTGATGTAAAAAAGGCAGAGTATCACAGAAGATGGATTGAAAGGAATAGGCCGTTATTGAATAGTCTTAGAAATGGTACGACATGTTACCTTCATGCCTCATCACTCTCAAACATCAAGATTCTTGGCATTGATTATGTCAAAAACCAACTTGAAAACATCAAAGATAAGACTACTGTCAATACAGCAATCTTTGCAATTACTCAAGATGAGGTCAAGGATAGGTTCTTTGCCAAGTTTGAGAAACGCCATATCAATACTGACTCATATCAGTACAAGCGCATAGATAGCCTCAGTTTTGGCGATGAGATAAATGTATCCTCTGATGATATGAGGCATTGCGACCCAATGAAGCCATTGCTCGTTGGATATGACCCAGGACCATTCTCTTCAATGGTTGTTGCCCAGGAAAACGAATATGATCAATGTTTTTGGTGCCTAAAGAATTTTTGGGCAATCTCGCCAGAACAACAGACAGCATTGGCAAAGCGTTTCGACAAGTTTTTCCATAATCACAGAAACAAGATGATCCTGCTTTATTATGACAGAGCAGCAAACCAGCATAATCCGCAATGGAAAAGAGGCAGAACTGATGTTGAGGGCTCAAAAATAGAGACTGATGCTCAGTTGCTGAAACGCGCTTTGCAGGCTATGGGGTGGAGTGTGCGATTGATGAGCGAGCAGCAGGGAGTAATTTACCACTCACAGCACTTTAAGTTGTTAAATATCTTATTTAGCAAAGAAAACGAGAAGAAACTGAAAATACGCATAGATGCCAACGAATGCCAGGAATTAATCAGTTCTATTAAACATTCACCACTTAAACGATACGAAGGAGAGGTTCAATTGGATAAAAGTTCAGAGAGATTGACATACGAAGAGCAGATTATGAACTCAACTCAGATAGCAACTGCATTCATGTATCTTTTGTGGGGTAAATACAATAACTATTTAGTATCAGCGTCATCTATGGCTATCCTATAAATGTCCTTTTTGATTTCAATTATTATTGTTATCTTTGCACTATGATTGAAACGATTGGTACAATGGAGGGCTGGGATGCTATCAGGGAGGCAAAAAGGCGCGCGATTGAGTGTGGTGAGGATTTTGGTTTTGAGTTCGTATCAAAGAGTCATAAGGAGTTACGAGTTGTTGAGCACGCACATGTCAGGTTGAGAGATACGGATTGCAAAGATGCTGAAATGAAATTTGCGTTCTGGAATGATAAGATGGAACCAAGGGTATGTTGGAGAAGATTGATTACCAAAATGCGTATTGGTGATAAATGGTATAAAATAACATGGACAAAATGAGCAACAAGAAAGAGAAACATGGTGCTGCATACATCAGCAAAGAGGCTGATGATATTGTCAAGATCGATAAAAGCAGCGGTATCTATATAAAAAAGGGTGGAGATAGGATGTTGACATTCGAGATTGAAGGTGGTGCAATCTTCAACGAAGAAGAGAATGGAAATATTATCAATCATGACCTGATATGCCGAAACATCAATAATCATTGGGTTCCAAGTTGGGGTTTTGCAAACGATTATCCAGACAAGGTTGCAAGATTGGTTCGCGACAACAAGTTGCTGCCATCAGTCTTGAAAAAGCAGATTGATTTCTTGTATGGTCATGGTCCAATACTGTACAAGGAGGAATTTGTTGATGGAGAGAGAAAGCGCGTCTTGGTTTTCGATAAAGAGGTATTAGATTGGCTTGAGAGTTGGGAAGAAAATAGCGAGTGTACTGAATGGAAACAGTATATCAGAAATCTGATTACCGATTACTACTATGTGAAAACCTGTGTGTCTCAATGGAAACTCACAAAGGGCGCAAGAGTCAATGAGGGTAGAAACAGCAGCAGCCTGATAGGATTGAAGTATATTCCTGCTGATATGGCGCGTCTGGCAACTCAGAAGAACCCTAACGGCAGAAGAATAATGGATGGTGACTGCAAGCATGTGATGGTTGGTGATTGGCGATTAGGTAGCGTTGAAAGTTACATTGTTCAAAATAGATTTGACCCAGCGCATCCATATACAAATGGCAACGCTATCTCATTCAATACAGAAAAATCGTTCGGTCGCACAGTTTATGCCTATAATGAATGGTTCGATGGTTTATTTGAGTGGATTAAGGCTTCAAATCTTACACCAAAATACTTGAATAATTACCTCAGAACAGCCCTCAATGCTCATATTCATGTAAAGATACCTGCATCATGGGTGAATGGTCAGAGAGACAAGTTGCAGGATCTGTGCCAGCACAACCTTATGGTTGAGGCAGGCAGTCAGTTAACAGAGGAGTATAAAGGTGTTCGCCTGATTGATGAAAGAGGTGTTGCATGTGCTTTCTCTGAGGATATGGTTACGGATCTCACGCAGAATGAAATTCGCAATCTGGTTGAAATGATGAGCGGAGAAGGAAAGAACCAGGGAAAAGTATATGCCTCTATCAGCGATGGCCAGAACGAATGGAAATTTGAAGCAATGCCAACCAAATTCAAAGAGTTTTTTGATGCAGTTATCTCTTATGACAAAAGGGCTGACCAAGTTGTTTTGGCAGGTGTTGGTATAAGCAGCAGCATATCAAATGTTGAGAATGATGGAGTGATAAGCAAATCGGGCAGCGATGTTTATTACAACTATGTCATATACCTAAATACCCTGGAATATCCAGAAAGCATAATATGCAAGGATATCAACAAAGCTTTGGCCCTCAAATTCCCAGGCAAGGGAATAAAGGTTGGTTTTGATATTCGCATTCCAGTAAAGCAGCAAGATACAACGCCAGCAGATAGAGTTGGTGCAGACTTAAACAAATAATCAGACATGATAATTCCATTTTCAGAGCGCAATTTCGCTCAAGACGCAAAACCATTGTTAGGAGGCATCAACACTACATTGGAGTATGAAAATGTTGAGAGTAGCCTGCAAAAGGCAGCCATGATGTTTGCAGACCATATCACCGAGACGGTATATAATGCGATCACGACAGGAACCATTACAAGTGATGCCGGCAAGAATACCGTCTTAGGTGACTTATTGAAGCGCGCATTAATTCACTTTGGAATATACAATTCCATTGATTATCTCGCGGTCCACATCGGCAACGAGGGAATTACCACATACAAATCAGATGACCAAACCACAGCATACAAATACCAGACTGATGAACTCAAAAGCAAACTACTCAATGATGGTTGGTTTTGGATGGGTAAACTCATTGGCAAACTGAATGAGTATAATCCAGTTTTGTGGCAGAATGCAACAAAGGCGAATGGCATTTCTGATTTGCAGATCACAGCGTTGGATATGGAGCGATATGTGGGCGTTTCGAGTGTTGTTTTTATATTCTTTGCAGCCTCTATTATAAGAGAGGTTACAAATGGCAGTGTAAGGGCAAGAGGATTGGCATTGACTGATGAGAGAGTTAAAGAGGCTCTTTGTAATGAGGTGATGGGCAAGGCAATAAAAAGACTGCCATACAACATGCTGCCTGATGGTGTTAGGGCAGATATCAACAACGAGCAGACCAAATCTAACCAGGAGAGCCCTGAAAGCACAATTCGCGAAAAGATGGGCACTCTCTATCTTAATAGGGCTGCTGACATGTGGGCTGTAATCGATAGAACTGTCAGCGTTGCACCTGCTGCTACATACAAGCCTCAGAAGCCAAAACAGAATGACAAATTCGTATTGGGATGAAATTGCTTGAAATAAACAAAGGGCAAAATATTGAACTGCCAACTGATTGGCTGGAGTTTAGCGAGAAAGACAGATTCAGGTTAATGGTTTCATTCATGAGCATGATGAATAAGCCTAACGAGATACGGCCTATAATGGTCCAGAATGAAATGCTGAGGGTATTTACAGGCTACAAGCCAAATCTTATCAAGCATGATAAAAATACCCAGGAGCAGATACAGTACAATCTGGCATTAATAGCCAAGAATATTGATTTTGCTTTCAGTATTGATGAAGATTGGACTGTAACACCAAAGGTGGATTGTTTTGGCGATAATCCTTTTCCTGGTGTTTTTGGATCTAAAGTGAAGGGAATGTTTTTTAACAAGAGAGAATTTACCGTCAGGACCAATATGACAGCGCGCCAATTTGTTAATATCTGTGATATATTGAGCCTAATGAAGATTGAGTGTGCTGATGTT